ATGACTAAGGAAAAATATAAAGAGCACATTCAAAAACAATATGATTATGTTTTAGAACAAGTTAACGGATGGCATGAGTTAGCTAACGTATTAAAATCTTTATCTGATTATATTGTTGATTGTATTAGTATGACTGAGGATATTTATAATGATAAAGATATCGATTATCAATCTTATCTTGAGTTGAATGAAATGATTAGTTACAAGCTTAGAGAAGTTTGTAGAATTGTAAAGAAGGGATAACGTATGAGTAATTATACTAGTCTTAATCGCTTGTGTTCTGAATTAAATAGAACACTTGGTATCACTAGTGATATTGAGCGTGAGAACTTAATTCAGTCCTATTATAATCAAGGGTTGATAAGTTACAGGCAGTATTATCTTTTACGCTCAAGTGTTGTTAAACACGAATACATCCATGATTATTTTGTAAAAATGTATTCTGAGAATTGGTAGGTTGTTTTTATGGGATTCTTCAAGGGTATGCCATATGTGATGTTAAACTAAAATTATTTCATCCTTTTAATAGACATAAAGCAATATTATATCGTATTAAGCTTAATGATATTGAAAACGCTGTGTTAGATTATATGAGTTTACAAGCTTATTGTAATACAGAGGATTGTAACAAATTACAAGTTTACGAGGTAATAGAATATTTTAAAAGTCAAATTGGGGAGGATGGTAAATAATGTTGTTATTAGTTTTATTATTTGTTTGTTTGGCTGTTAACTGCCAAAGTTAAAGAGGTGATAAACATGAACACAGATATTAAAATTGAACTAGAATTTTATTTTACATTTGACGGTTTAATTGTTGTATATTCTACAGATTATAGAATCGTTTGGGATGAGTATATTAAGTATTATAATAAATATGGTCCAGATCATGAATATTATTTATATACTGTCAATAAACATGATCTTAAAGACTTTATTAAATTAAAAGAGTGATAATTAATATCACTCTTTTAATATTTACTAAGTATATAGCTTAATAATCTTTTAGTCTCTTGGTTGTTGTAATACACACAGCCATCACGATATGATCGTATTAACATATTCAATCTTTGGTCTTTACGCCAAAGTTTAGCAATCATCATATTTTCGCGGTTGTTACTGCCAATGGAATAACAATATCTGTATTCCTTGTTTATCTGTTGGTTGATATATACATAACCTGTATTCATATCCATCCACACACCATAATAAATATCATCATAGTATAGTGTACATAAATAATCACATACATTTGTTTTCTTCTTAATAAAGTCATTTGTATCATAAGCAAAGTTACCAGCGTTATAATCGCCATATGTTGTACCTGATATTAACTTATGGAATTTCGATTTTTCTTTGTTGCCTTTTCTATAATCACTATGACATATTTGTACAATGATTTGCTCGACGGATTCGTTACCTTTAAACGTGTTAAACTCTTTTTCGGGGTTGGGTGTAATACCAAAATAACTGAAATAAGGGTTAACAATACTCACATTGTTTGCTAATAAATAAACATGACCTCCTCGCTGTCGAAATATAGAGTCGATAATATTTAACAAAATCTCAACTTCATTCGGGATGTACGCGTTAAAACCTGCTTTTTCCGGTATAAACTCATCTAGAATAATTGTGTCTACATCCACATAACTTGTTGATTTTAAGCTGGAAAAAGATGTTAAGGATGTGGCGTAACCCATTTCACAACCATTAATATAAAAGGTTGTGAAATTACTACCACCTGTTATTTTAAATTCATCGTCTTTAAAAGTTTCAAATTGATCGTTTAGAAATGTTTTTATTTTTTTGAGATCCGTTTTATAACGTCTTAAATAAAAAAATTGTTTTCCTTTTTTCTTATATCTGCTTATACAGTCTTTTTTAAACCCGTAAGTCTTACCGATTCCACGACCGCCAATGATAAAGTTTAGAAATTTATTGTATGACTTTATATTCGTTGGACTGTACCAATCTACTAGTTGTGTCATTTAAATACTCCGTAAGGTGTTGTGTTGTAACCTTTTGAGTTAAGCTCACCGCAAGTCATCCAGCGCCGAGAGTTGTCTGAGCCAATCCAACTAATCCAGCAATAACCATCACGTTTAACGAATCCGTCATACTGAACATGCATACCATTTGTATAATATAATCCTGTATCTTTACCTTTTAAGCTTGGTGCGCGTCTGATTTTGATTGTACAATTAGGATAGAATACACCAATCTCCCTATGAAAATCGCTAGGGATATAATTTAAAATATCTTGTTTTTCTTCTTCAACATCCGGTAAAATTAAGGCTTTCGGTAAAAATGCGGTTGCGTACATAGCTGAATAAGGAAATACAGTAATGTTATAAGCTCCATTTATACCACCTTGATTTGTCCCGAAAAAACGACCATAAGAGTCATTCACATCACTATCAAAAATTGCAATGTGGCTATAAGGTGTAACATTTGGCACTTCTTTGAAAACAACAATAGCACCAGGTACTAACTTAGTGATTTCAATACAATTGTTTAACATTCCATTGGTTTTTCTGTTTAACCATATATCTTTAACATATCCGCTAGATGTACAATGTGGTCCGACAAATCCTAAATATTTATCATAGTCATAATTGCCATCCCAACATTGACAACCGTAAGCACCATCATGATCTACAATTCTACCCATCATTTTTTGTCTGTAATTATAATATTTATTTGTATCAATATTCATATTCATTACCTCCTAAAAAATATTGAAAAATAATCCATATTCTTGTAGTTCTGCGTACAATTCATTTTCAATTGTAATAACCGCACGTCTTGAGCCTTGCAATACTTCCGCTAAAGTCTGTATGCCGATATTACCTTTACGCTTAAAACTATATTCTTCATGCCCTGTTGAATCGTTTGCGCTGTTTGGTTTAGAAATAGTTTTTGCAATATTGTTGACATAATCATTTGTATTAATATCGATTCGCCCTTCCGGAGTTACAGAATTTAAAGCGATACTTGTATCTTCTCCACTAGCTTGTGTTTTTCCTGTGCTGTCTCGCGTATATGTTTCTGTATAGTTTGTATTTGCGGTAGGATCGTCCTGGTCCTGAAAAGGTATTGTTTTAAACAACGTATAATATCGGTCCATATTGATTTCAAACCAATGTTGTAGTTCAAATTTCCAATATGCGTAAGTTTCTTGACCGATTTCGTCAAACCAAAAATGTTTTAAAATTCCCGTTTCTAACGCCTTACGTTTTTCAAGATCATCATAAAATTTATAATTAAAATCAAAAATCTTTTTTCGAGCGATCTCTAACACTTCCATATCGCTTAATTCATATTGAGCGTCAATTAACTCTGTAAATGCTAAATTGTGACATACACCGCATATTGTTTCCGTATTTTCTGCAAGCACCGGACTTTGCAAAGTCAATAAATAGTTAGGTAGATTTAATTTATTCATCATTATCATCACCTTCTTTAACATCCAAGTTTTTATTAATGTTAAAATCTTTAATACTTGTGTTTGGATCTAATTCAAGTAATTTCATAATTTCTTCAAAATCTTCGTAAGGCGCGAACTCAACACTTGCATTTAATCCGAATTTTTTATTTAATTCGTCAATTGCTTTTCTACGCTCACCTAACCAAATATTTCTAGACGCTATAACCTGTTGATTATTGGCGTTAACTTCATCTGAGACAAGTCTCTCTTTTTTGTCCATGTTGGCGTTTTCGATACCTAAAAATGTCATGCACTCACGTAAAATAGCTTGTTTCATTCCATGCAATTCATCAGCAATAAAAGGTGCGTTTGTCTGTAGTATATTAATATCTTCTGTTCTGAATCCTTTGGATGTAAAAATCGTTTGCACTCCTTGTAAAATTTTTTTCATGAAAACTTTAAATTGCTGTAACATTCTTTTATCGCCTGTAATAATGTACGGAGTCCATTGCATTGTTAAATTCTGATCCATAGTTCGACTTGTTAAAGCCAATTTTTTAGCGTAAAAATTTAAGTATGGGAATAATCCAACGTATAAAGGACTGTTTTTCATAACTACACATTCTTTACTTGTCAACGTCTTTTTCACAAGTGGACTTGTTGAAACTGTATGATATTCGGTCGGCATTTGATAGTGGTTTAACTTACCGCCTAATGTGATCTCACTACATATCAAACCTAACCTTTCATCATCATAAAAGCCAATGTAACCGCGTGTTTGTAAAACATATTCTAAATAGAATGTATTAATGGATTCGGGTAAACCTTTATATTTAAACATGTTTAAGCTCAACATTTGTAAGTATGTATAATAAATAAAATCCGCCTCTCCATTATTTATTGTAGCAATATCAACCGCATTACGGCAATAATCCGTGAATGAACTTGTATTATTCAATAAATCCATCTTAATCATCTCCTTCTAACTATATGCTAAATAAAAAAGGTTGACCTGTCAACCTTTTCTATTAATGCACTTTCTTTTCTTTATAATTACCATATTTATCTACCATATCCGCCGTATAGCGTTCTCCATTATAGTATTCATAATTTCCTACATCTTTTGTATGCCAAAGAGTAATGCCATTATCAAATGCACGTTTGATTTTTTCGAGATCGCTAGGGTCGATATTTTCACCTTTAATATTACACTTAACAGTTTGTATATAATTCCAATTTTGACGTGTGTGTAAATTCGGGTAGTCAATTGTATTTGTTGCATATCCTCGCATGTCCCATATATTATTAATTTTATCCTTGTATTCCTGTGTAGGTTTATACGCGTATAAAACTAATGTGTTTAAATCGAGTGCTGCTTGTCTTAACACATCATTTGACCCAGTCACAACACTATCGGCTGTTGCCTGTGCGTCGTGAATACGTGCGTTATAACTATCCATAGCGTTTTGAATGTTTGTTTGATTTTGATATTTTGTTGTTAGTTCTCTTAATTGATTACTGATTGCGGTTGATTGTGTACTAGCACTAGCTTGTGCATTTGCATTAGCAAGTGCATTTGCATTTTGTAAATTGGTTTGTTTTGTGTTTATTTGATTTTGCATGGCGGTTTGTGTCATACCTAAGCCAGCACCGACTAAACTACCAACAGCACCACTAATATTACCGGTTAAAGCACTGGCAATACCACCACTTAATCCACCTATTGCATTGAAACTAGCATTAATCATATTTGATTTGTTCTGTAAATCATTTAGATTACTAGCTAGATTTGTATTACGTGCGGTAGTACTTAAATTTAAGTTATTTTGTAAGCTTGTCTGAGCACTTAACGCATTACCTGTAGCACTTGCTATAGCTGAATTGGTTTCATTTGACCTTCGAATATTTGACAAACCGACATTCATTGAGTTTCTAGAGGATTGCATTAAAAGTGCGGTTTGGTCGCTTATAATAGGTAAGCTACATTCATATTGTGATTCGAAAGAGTTATCAAGGTTTATAAGCACGTTGTTTGTTGTTTCGTGATTTGTCTTTAATTTATAATTGATAGGTACAACATTTAATTTTGAGCTGTTCGGACTACCAACAAAAGCAAATTGAATTGCATTAAAATTGTCCCATAATTCATTTTTAAAAATCTTACTTGTTCCGTTATTATCACTTATTAATAGGTATGAATAAGGATACCATAATATTTTAGTATTTTTAATATCTTTCGGATAAAAACTAATCGGACCATTCATAACATTTGTTTTTATGAATTGAGTTGTATCATTGTCGTTCATTCTACTAAAAGCAAGTACACCATATTTTAACATAGTATAGGCACCTTCACCAACAATAGTAAAATTTTCTTTAACTATTCTTAGCTCATTATTTACAAAAGCGAGTCCAGGAATATAGTTAGTTATGACAATGGAAACGCATTTACCTACTAATTTTTCATTTTTACGAATCGCTTCTAAAATGGTGGTTATATTGCTTATTGATAAATCTTGATTGGCCGTGTTTTTTAATTTTGTAATCCCTAAACCTGTAATCCTAGAATATGGCAATATATAATAATTAATTTGGGTAGGTGCACCCAAAGTTCCGGACGTATAAGTGTCACTGCCATCCATTTTACAAGTCATTCCAAGTATAGCGAAACTTATATACCCCATAGGGTTTAGGTTCATTACATTTTCAGCTATAAGGTCCGTACCGATTTCTAAATTCTCCGGCTGTGTATTAATACAAGGCTTTCGCTTATCGTCTGAACTTTCTTTGTAATATTGTGGCCTATGCTCATATGCGATGTACGACTCCATAAAGTTATTTTCAATCTCAAAACGCCATGTTTGTATTACATCTGTTTCAAAGCTAATACTAGTGGCATTGTCATTTAAGTAGCCTAAACTTGTAATAAAGCAATAAATCCATTTTGATTTGTTACCTGTAACACCGTTTTGATAAATTAGATAATTATATAAACGTAGATCATCATAAACACCTGGTACAACTACCGTACCATCTTTTCTTTGATATGTGTAATTTTCAAATTCAATATGGTCATAGTTATTAATGAAAAAATTAAATTGTTCTTCCGTGTTATTAAATGCACCCCAAAAAGTGTTATTCATTGCGTCAATTTCTAATCCTTTTAACAAATAAATTTTACTTTGCGGTGTAAATTGACTATTTACAACTCCTATACTCATCTTAGCCATCTCCTTTTAACTTATCTTATTAAAAAATAGTTGAAAGTTCAACTATTTTATTTATCTTTTATATAGTTATATATTTCACGTGCTTTAGTTCCTCTTTGAGGTTGGTTTGGGTCGGCTGGTCTTTCATAATTCACTAAAAATTCTATAGCTAGTGTGTACGGGTCAGCAGTTGATTTTGAAAAGCTCGCAAAACTTTCGGGATAAGATGCTGTAGCGATCCATTGCTGATTGTTTTCCATCTCCCATTGAATTCTTTCACATTCACCTTGACCAAACTTAGAAACATCCGGGTAATACCCTTTTTCTTTTAACCAGTCAATTATTTTCGTCCACGGTGTCCATTGTACTAATCCATAACCACGACTTGCTACCGGTTGCGCGAAAGGTACATCACCCTCCCAACGGTTCGGGTTGACTGTACTTTCAAAATAAGAGTTACCTAATATACCAGCAACCGCGTTTGCGGTCCAACCTTTAGTCTTGAAAAACTGCCAAAAAGCAACCCAATTTTGTTTAGATTCATCTTCCGTAAGTGGTCTTGTTTTATTAATATCACCTGGTATAATCCATTCACCAGTTGGCGTTGGTCCTGGTCCTGGCCCTGGTTGGATTTCTTCTTTCGTTTCATAAAAGCCTAAATCAATTCCTAAACCATCTAAAATAAAATAATGTTTAATATATTTGTAAGTTGGTTCGGGTGGTGTTGGTGGTTGACCACCCTCAAATGTTTTCCACTGTTGCCCGTATCCATTTACAATATTTGTGTTATTAACATAAAATACCTGTGTTGGTAGCACTGAATCACTTAGAGCATAACATTGATTCCCATAATTACATGTTACACCATAATAGACTAAACCGGCATTTTGCGTAAAAGTTTGATCTATATGAACATGGTCACCAGTTGCATAGCCCGCCGTTCCTGTATGATAAATTAAATCACCTTGCGCGTATCTTGTCGCGGTTGGTGGGTTCGGGTCATGGGTAAAACTAACTGTTACATAGCTTAACCCGTTAGGAGTCCAAACGGGATTATTTGAACTATAGGCGCGTGTATTACCTACACTATCACTATATGACAGATGACAAGAAAAAGGAGCGTATACGGGTACGCGTACTTGTCCGCTGATTGCATTATCAAATGGATGTCCACAGCAGTGTGATAAACTTTGTGGGCTTGACCATTGCGTAATACTCATTGTTTCCATTGGAAATAAACATACTTCATGACCATCATGTACTAACTTTTGACCGGCTTTCATAAATTTAATTCCTCCTCTAATTCTACTAACTCTCTTAATTTATCTTTACATATATTATAGCGCTCATAATCTACATCTTTTAAAATATGCATAGCTTGCATATAAAACTCTATATAAAAATAAACACTTAATCCTCCAGGTAGACTATATGGAATATCTTCCGGTTTTTTCATTTTATATATACTATTATATTCACATTTATTATTCATTATATTAACCTCTAATTTTAAAAAAGCTAGATTTAAATCTAGCTATAATTTAATACCATATAAAATACCCGATGTATCATTAGAGGTGCAACGCATAAGTACCTCATGCGGGCCCGTTTTTAATAGCGAAACTGCATATTTAAGACTATTGCCTTCATTCACACTATCAGAAGCAATATACTCAGCTGACATAAACCCTATACCTTTATAATTTGACTCAACAGGTAATTCATCAAATAAGATGATTGGGTATAAACAATTACCAAGTATTTTATTTTTGCCATAACCACCACTGGTGAAATAAAGGGCTAAAAACAACATATCATATTTATTTTTAATCTCATTAAAATCAATAAAGTTACTATCAATAGGCGCTGATGTTCCGTTAGTATTGTAAGGTGTTAAAATTGAAATTAATTCAATTTTAATATCGTTTTTTTCTAAAAGCTCATGCTTGATATTATTAGATTTTAAAGTATACATTTAAATACCTCCTTCGCAGGCTACTGGTGTAGCACCTTTTTTAATGTTTATAATATCTTCTTTAATATTATTGATCTGTGTTAAATTATTTTGAATACTTGATTGCATTGTATTACACAATTCTTTTAAACTAGTAATTTCATTATTAATTGTTACAAATTGTTCATTAATTGTTACCAATTGATTATTAATATTTAATATTTGAGTTGCCTGTGCTTTCTGTTCTTTATCCAATTTCTCTAGAGTAGTATTATATTTATCTTGTAATTGATTGATTGCAATATCAACACGTTCATCAACTAAACTAGGTAATTGATCTTTTACATATTGAATAGTGTTTTCTAAATTTCCCGCAATATTTTCATTCCACTGTACCACTACATCATTTACAGCTTTCACAGTCCATTCAATATAACCCTGTAATTGATTAATACATTGGTAAATATTCATACCTGTATTAAATGCACTGACATATTGTTGAGCAAGATTTTTACCGTTTAACTTTAACTCGTCGTATTTTGGTAAAATATTGTTTAATTTACTTTCATCAATTACACCCATGTTACTTACCTCCATTATATCCGATTAATTCTTTTAGCTTTTCAGGTAGAATGTCAGGATTGATTTTAGAAATGTTTTCCACAATACTAACCACTTCTGTGATAATTGCGTATGTGCAAATTACCGGCACTAAATCAACTCCAAAAGGTAAAGTTAAATAGCTTTCAGCATAGTTAATTACAATACCTAATGTGTAACAAAAGATAAAACCAACTTTTTTAAAGAGTCCATCTCTAAGTTTACTAGATTTTATTTGTTCACCATCTCTAATTGCTCCAACAATTCCAGTAATAATATCCAAACCATTAAAAACCAATGCAACTAAAATAATTTTCATTTTAATCACCTCTTTCTTTTTCTATCATAATAAAAAATACTTGAATGTTCAACTAATTTTTAATAAAAAAGAAAAAAGAGTTAAATTAATAACTCTTTTTCCTAAGTTGCAATTTACCTAAATAGAAAGGAGGGTGCCATGTCCTACTCATGACACCGATATTATAACACAACTATACGTTATAAACAACCTTAATATCACATACTACATTCGAATTTGTGTCCTCAATTTTTACTGTGGTTAATCCTTCAGCAGCAATCGCTTCTAAGCCTTTAATTGTAACGTGTCTTAAATCATCCGTTAATGTTGCACTAACCATTGTTTGTTCGTCTGATGTTGCCGTTAAACTAATAGGAGCATTCAAACCACTAGTCTGTACTGTAAATGGTACTATTACACTTTCACCTTTTTTAATCTGTACAACTGTTGGATTAGCATAAATAGCTGTGACTTTTTCATCGACATCACCTGAAACAAATGCAATTGCGTTTGCAAATCTAGACGTTGCAATACCTTCCCAGTGGTGTAAGAAATAGTTCCAATATAAGTCTTTCGCGTTATAAGCAACACCAACAGAATATTTCTGGTCAAATACTCTATAGATTTCACTATCAACAACTAAAGCTTCGATAGTGCCTTGCGTTGTACTTGGCAAAGTTGGTAAAACTAATACATGTGCTTTAAACTCAGCAAATCCTAATTGGAATGTTTGAGATAACCAATCGATATTTAAATAGCTGTTTGACTTACCATTTAAAATGACATAAATATCCTCATAGTCATTTTGTTTTGTAACTGCCATAGCATTATATTCATTAGTAGGCTCAGTTAAATAAGATACATATTCTGTGATTTTACGGGCTAATTCTTTAGCTGTTAACGTATCAGTAACAGGGCTTGTTTTAACGATTTTCATTAATCCATTTTCATAATGTTTAACTAAAGCAGATTTCATATAGTTATAATCATCTTTGTTATCACCATTATACATAGAGTCAACAATACGTGCGATTAAACTATTTACACCGTCCCAGCTCACAAAATACTTACGCATATCATCATCTGTAATTGTTGCTGGATAATATGACTTACGGTTAACAACATAAAATGCTGTTTTAATATCCGGCAACTCACGTTTAAATAAAGTGCTTTCCGCGCTGGATTGATCGTAAGCATGCTCTTTTGCACACTCAACAAAATATTCTTCCATTGTATAACCTAAAGCCATATTTTCCATTTTAAATGAAGCTAACTTGTTTGTTAAAATATTTCTGTGTGCGATCACTCGACCGATTCGAGTTGCTAAATTCATGAACTCAACACCTAAGCTATCAGGATATTCTAATAATCCATTCATAAATTCTAATGATGAAACTTCATTAGGATCTCCAATTGTTGACTGGAAATTTGGAGAAGATGCACGATACATTGCACTAGCGACTTCCTGGCCTGTTGGTTGTGTTTCCAATCCTAAATCTGTTTGAATTGCTTTTGCGACGTCTTTTCCTGTTGTTCTTGGCATATAATCACCTCTTTCATTTTAAATGCCTAATTTTCTTAAATCAATTGGGTTTTTATGTTTCGGCTTATCATCACCGGAACTTTCAACGCCAATTTGCATGAATAATTTACTGTTAGCTTCCGTCAAAGAATTATTCTTTTCAACTAACTTTGTGTTTTCAGCTTTTAAATCATCTAATTCTTTGAAATTTTTTTCAACTTCTGCTCGCATATCATTTAACATGGTCGAGCGTTCTGCTTGATCTACGACCGTTAACACTTCCGTAAACTTGTTTCTTAATTCATCACGTTCCATTTTTACACATCCCTTCTATTTATAAATATATGATGATATTATTGTAAAGTCAACAAAAAAATAAAACCCTCTTTTATGAGGGTTTTATAAATATAAGTTGTAAAGTTTAAAGTGTTACCAGCTAGTTTACTATTCCTATATATGTTATCAGCACGTTTCACCGCGAGTAATTCTGATATACATGTCTGATTTCCGTTCTTTATTCCTTACATATTAATAATAGCATGTTATTTTATTTTTTCCAAATCTTCTTTAATTTTATCTTTAACGTATTTACTAAATTTTTTGGATTTCAATAAAAATTCAATATAATCAACAACTTCAACTTCATCTTTATTCACACAAACGCAATATTTATTAACATGATCTCGATACCATTTATTTCGGTTTTCTTTCGATTTTTCACTCATCACCATCACCACCCTTTTCTTTACACCATACAAGCGGTTTACCTAGTATATACGTATGTACAAATTCATTTGTTTCATGGTTGACAATGCTCCAACCATCTTTTAAATATTCATTTAACGCGTCTATGTCTTTTCTGTAAGCTGAATAATCATAATCTTTTATACTTCTTACAATAACAATTTTATTCTTCAATGGTGGGCTTCCAAACATAATTTCGTTAAATTCTTTTAATCTATTATCGCACTCTTCAAAAATATCACCATTTTCATATGTTAACATTTGAGATTGTAGTTTATCAACATCTTTACGTAAAATTTTATTTTCATTGCGTAAAATATTATAGCTATAATCCATAATCAAAACAACGAAAACAACAACTACTATATTTAATAACAAAACCATAAACATCACTCCTTTATAATCCATATAAATATTAGTATCATTCCTATCGCGTACACTGTAAATAGAAATGTTACACCAAAACAACACAAAGCCATAATTAAATATTTTATTATGGCATTTAAAACACTTATCACCTTATCAACCTCCTTACCTACTTTTAATGGTGAATTGTCTATCGACTAATACAATACCACCCGGCACATGTGTTTTCTTTAAGCAATCACTAATAACATTTCCAACTCTGAAATTATTAAATGTCACATTCTGTTTAGCCTTTTGCGTCATACCTGCGCACTTCACATTCAAATAATAACAAACACCCTCACGAATATAATACAACTTATCTTTACAGTCATTTTCACTAATAAATTCTAGCTGATGTTCTACATAATCCTTATAACTGATTTCAATTTCTTCAACATAAGATTTTGCACCAATGAAATAAGAACGATTAAATACAGATTCTAGACCCCAATAGCCAAGTTCTTTATCATCAATAATATCTTTTATTGCGTCAGGAACTTGTGTACCTACTAAGTGTATTGAATCCGTATCAATGTACGCGACTCTATGAATACCTACCTTTTGTGCGGTTGATATCGTATATTTACGCGCGTATGCTGTTACAAATTCTCCGTAAGGTAAATAAATAGGATCGCGAAATTGTTCATCAATGACCTCTTTAACTTCTCCATCTTCAAACGTTGTAAACATAGGGTCGTGAAGTCTTAACACTCCATCATCTTTATCAATAAATGGGATTTTAGGCGTCACATTTGGATTCGTTGCGAATTTTCCATATACTGAATTTAATTGTCTTTTTGCGATAAATCTCTGTGCACCTTTTGAATTCTTTTTAACTTCCATCTGCTCGTCAATAAACTGCCTTGCAATTCCAACGCAACCCCTAAATTTATAACCATTAATAAACTCTACATCATAAATATTATATTGTTCATTAAATAACTGCCAATCAACACTTGTGATAGTCATTCTCACGATATCACCGTTTGAGCTGTCCACATATTTTTTACTACCAAAAAATCGAGAAAATTTATCTAGTGATATACATGGTATATGGTCCTTTTTAATATCAAAGGCAAAACTAATAACGCCTATCCATAGTGGATATTCATCGTCCTGTTGGTACTCACCCTCAAAATATATAGGTGTATCATACGGCAACAATTCATAATACATTCGACTAGGAAACAAAGAATTTACGTCAAATACTATCCCCTGCCCTATTTCTTTCTCTTTTAATTCCGGGTTTGCCCAAACGAAACCACCACTGTAAGCTGGTCTTAAATCTGTATCCACACTCATTTCTAACGGTGGAAAAATTTTCTCAAATGCCATAGGCAAACTTTTCTTAAAAGTCTCAAAACTACAGCTAGTAGCTGTCATTTTGTTAAATCCTAATTTAAAGCATTCATCCAATGCCATACCTTCAATATCAATGTCATTAAATAAATAATCCACTTCATGTGGTGTTAGTTCGTGTCCGATCTCACGTTTTTCCTTATAATCTAACTTTAATTTTCGTATTGGTAAATTAAAGTCATGTGCGATCTTCTCAATACTAAAAGGAATTAATTTAAAGCTATCCCATATTGTTGTTTTTGTTGACCGATAAATTGAATATTTCCACCATATTTCAATGGAATACCACAGACCAGTATTAGATATTATTGTTTTAAAACACCCTGTTTTAGGTTTGTCTGAATACTCATATCCATTACTTAATAACCAGCTCACAATAAACTCACCATCAAAAGCTAGATTGTGATAATATAATTTACGTGTTTTCTGTTGGCACCATTCAATGAAACCGTCAATACTATTTCCATATTCTTTTATACTTGAATCACTGACAAAGCTTGCACCCCATGCCCAAACTCTACAGTCTAAAGGATCAGTCGTAGTCTCAAAATCACAAGCCCATATTTCTTTAGGGTCTTTTTCCTTTGACATACTACAACCCCCTTTACATTATTCATTGTATGTAACAATTCCATCTTTGACATAAGCACGTCCAGTAAATACCGCCAAACTATCTCTTACATCCGCCATATCATATCTTATACCTTTACTTAACTGCTCGTTCACAAATTTTTGATTTTCTGTATACTCACGGCTTAAGTCTAGATATTTAAACGTGTCAATTGCCTTTCGTTCTTGATAAAACCATTTAACTAAATCTTTATCACTTAATGACTTTATATCTTCTATTATTTGCTTTCCTTCTTCTTCTGTAATATTCTTACCTTTTATCTGTTCGTTAATCGCTTTTTTGTAGTTCTTTCTAAGCGTATTAATTTTTTTGTTTTTCTTTGAGGTATTTTTCTTTAAACTCTCAATACGTTTATCTAATTGTTTATTATAACGATAGGATTGGATATTTACATGATGGATTGGCTCAAAAAATCCGCCTCTATCATCCCTCAACACAGACAGAGTCTGTTTAACACTTACATTTGTAGTTATACCGCCTTTTGTCTCTTTTAGTTTTGATAGTCCAATACTTCTTGCTAAACCTCTTCTTTGTCGGTTTTGTTTATCTATTAATTTATTCGCTTTTTCAATATCATTTCGGTTAAAAACAACACCATATTGATTTTCAATGTACCTATTTTCCTTATTGAATCGTTTAATTGATTTTAAATATTTATTAAATTCCTTACGATCGTTAAAGTCTTTTATAGTACGTATATCAGTAAATATAACATCCTGCCCCATATTTTGTGCTTTTGTTGCCGTTCGTTTTGCACTTGCTATAGCATTTCTTAACCGCTCAACATCTTTCGTACTTTTTCGCATTTTAGCCATTTTAAACACCCCCTTTTAAGTCAAAATAAAAGGGTGTTTGGCTAACACCCTTTTATTAGGCTATTTTACAGCCATGCTTAAATATTTATTCGAGCTTGAATTTGATTTCTTCTGAATAATAGTCACACACACCGGCTCTTTTGTCCAATCATAGTTAAATACTTGTTTAAGTTGCTTTAATGATTGTAAGAAAGGTTTACTGTTTGTAGCATATGCTTTACCTTCTTTATCAATTACAGTGATTAACTTCGAACAAATGATCTCACCCGTTTTTTCATTCTCTTTTTCCACGTCTTGAACAATGTAGCCGGTTAGCCATAAATCTTTACCGACTTGATCTGATAAACCTTCTGCATTGTTTACAGCATTGAATAGATTAACACGTTGCTCGTGAGTCATATCCTCAGTAACTACCAAACCATTATTTTCCATTGCTACTACTTCATTTGTTAAATTTTCCATATTAATTTTTCTCCTTTTAATTTTAATCATTGCTTTTTAATTAGTTTATTTTAAGTTGTCTAATATTGAAACCAGCATAACATAACAACCTCCTTGCTTTTTAGTGAAGTCATAACACATTACTATTTACATGTTGCACCTCCTCAATTAAATCATCTATTTGCATATTAATTAATATAAACCATGTGACTAACATAATAATTAATATTGCTATAAAATACACATAACGATTAGAAACTTTATAATATTTAAAGTTTCCTCTACAATACTGGTAAATTTGATAAACAGATAATACCACCCAAATTATGAAACTTACAAGGATTAAATTACTGTACATAATTATACCCGCGTCTTTCATTTTCTCGAATCATATCACCAAGAGATATAACACCTTGGAAAACTTTTCGTTTAAACAAGGTTAGTGTCTCATATTTAAATGAGTATGAGACTATAATGGATTTTGAATTTAATTTGCAAATATCCATTCTAATTAAGTGCCTTCTTTGATAAACTAAATGGAAGGCTAATTTATAATCACATAAATATGTCTCAACAATATAATCAGATAAAGATTTTAATACGTTAGCTAACTCATGCCATCCGTTAACTTGTTCTAAAACATAATCATATTGTTTTTGAATGTGCTCTTTATATTTTTCCTTAGTCAT